ATTAAACCCTTAACTAAATACGAGGGTGATGTAATAATTGAAGGTAGATTTGGTAATTCTATTAGATTTGGTTCAACTGTTGTAAGTGGATCATTTTATAATAATTGGTCTAAAGATGGCATAAATGGTGATCCTATTATCATTATACGTAATGGTCAACCCGTTAATGCTGGATCTGTTGGATTTTTACCTATAGAAGAAAATATTAACCGAGATAAATCATCTATTTATCTTACTACTACACAAAAATTACCTGAGTTAGATGGATTTATTCGATCATCGTATAATAGTTATTCTGCTCCCCCTATAACTCCTTCTCAATATAATAAACCCCAAGTTATTTTAAAGTCTGGGAGATTATTATTTGCTACTGATGATGACCATATTTTATTTAGTTCTAATAAATCTATTAATTTAAATGCATATGATTCTATAAATTTAGACACCCCAGGTGATATTATATTAGAATCATCTAAAGTATATTTAGGTAGTAAAAATGCTACTGAAAAAGTTGTATTGGGTAATACTTTAAAAGCTCAATTAGACACTCTAATAACAGCATTAAATACCTTTGCATCTATATGCTCTTCTCAAATTTCTCAACCTTCGGGAACACAATTAGCCGCTATTGTAGCTGCTGCTGAAACTTTAAAAAATGCTTTAGGGAAAGTTAATACCTCTAATATCTTGTCTGACGATATTTATACTGTATAATGCCAACTCCACAACCACCATATTATGAACTTTCTAATGGTAATTATATTACTTTTAAAAGTGTTGGAATGGGTAAAACCATTGGTACTTTATTAGATTCTGATTTAAATATATTATTTCAAAGAGATCCATCTATATCTAATCTTGATATGATAGCAGATGAAATAATTAATGGATATTATATCTCTCAAACAATTCCCACTATTATAAATAAAGTTTTACCTACTCCTAAAGAAACCCCTGAACAAATACAACAACGAAGACAAGAAAAAGCAGCTCAACGCGATAAAGAAAATATTGAATTAGTTAGAGAACAACAAAATCTAAAAGTTGTCGAACAATCTGTACCTGAAAATCAAAAAGCTAAAGGATCGGCTAAATTTGGACAATTAATTTTAAAATTAGGATTAACCCTATTTAATCAATTTCAACCTCAAATAATTTCATATATTAAAGACTTAGGATTAAAAAATGCTGATAGACTAGGTACTGATCCTGATTTTATTAAAAATATAGTAAATGGTACTGTTGATCCTAAAACTTTATTAGATTTATGCCCTCCTAAAGAAAAATTAGATCAAGTTATTATTTTACGAAACCGGTTAACAAATAATTTAAATGGTATAGGAAACCGTTTAGATTCGTTTAATACCTCGTTAAATGCCCAATTATCCACATATAATATTAGTTTAACTTTAGTTGAAACTTTAGATATTGCTAGTAAAGCAACCTCATTAGCCGCTAAATTTATACCTGCCCCGCCCGGTATTCCTGGTATTATTACTTCTACTTTAAACGACTTATTATCAACTAAATTATCTATATTATATACAACTGATGGCTCTCCAAGATTAGCTAAATTAAAAGCAATTTTTGATTCAGCCGCTATGCCTTTAACTATTACTAGTGGATATATTAAAACAGTTGTAAATTTATTAGCTATATTAGATATTATAATCTTACTTTGTGATCCTAATGCTAATTTATTAAATGTATCTACTTCATTAACAGATGTTACTAAACAATTAAATAATGATAATAATGATTCTACTTATAAAGGATTTACATTTGTAATAGAAGAGGTATCTTTTAGTAATAACTTAGTACGTAAACGAGCTTTGGGAATAAATAAAAGTGGAGTTAAATTGATTGAAACACAACTATCATTTACTTTAGATAACCAAACATTAATTGATGAATTAAAATTAGTAATTGATAGAGATAATTTAAAAGCAGATTAAATAAATATTTATAATAAACAATGAAACCAACAGATTTTAAAAAAATTATTAAAGATGCAGTAAGAGAAGCTATTCAAGAAGAATTAAAAGAAATTCTTTTAGAAGCTGTCCGTGCACCTAAAATGGCTCCCGTTGGAACAGGTTTTGGAACTGTAACTGAAGCCATCACCGGTACTTCTACCGCCTCACAAATCAACCAATCTAGATCATTATACTCACAGATGATGAGTGATTTTAAACCGGGAACTGAAACTATTTCTATGAATACTTCAAACCCAATAACCCAAGGAACTTATGTACCTAGTGGAGTATCAGCAGGAATTGAAGGTACACTTCATCCTGGAGATTTAGGTTTAGATCAAATTATGGGATTAATAAATACTAAATAATGGCTTTTGGTGCGAAGAAAATATTTCCAATAGACCAATATCCCCGTAAAGCGGTAGGTGTGGCTTTACCATTTAATGCCCCTTCGGTATTTTCTTCCACATATATTACTAAAGATGCTATTAGGAATAATCTAATTAATTACCTACTAACCAACCCAGGTGAAAGACTCTTTTATCCTACATTTGGTGCTGGGATTAGAAAATATATATTTGAACATATTGTTAATGATGATATTAATGATTTAGCCTCTAAAATTGAAAATGATATTGTTACTTATTTTCCTAGTATAAAAGCAATTGTTCAAATTATACCTAGTTATGATTATAATACTGTTTTTGTAGATATTAACTATTCTATAATCAACACAGGTATCACTGATAATTTACAAATAAATTTAAGCAATGGCTGAGACTAAAGATATAAAATATTTTAATAGGGATTTCCAAGGGTTAAAAAACTTATTGGTTGATTATGCTAAAACCTATTTCCCCACAACCTATAACGACTTCAGCCCTTCATCACCCGGGATGATGTTTATGGAGATGGCTGCTTACGTAGGAGATGTTATGTCTTTTTACTTAGACAATCAGATTCAAGAAACCTTTATTCAATATGCTCGCCAATCTGAAAATATATATACTTTAGCTTATATGTTAGGTTACAGACCTAAAGTAACTAAAGCAGCAACTGTTGATATTGATTTTTACCAACAATTACCCTCTGTATTAGATAATACAGTATATGTACCGGATTATAGTTATTGTTTACAATTTACTGAAAATACTCAAATCAGATCATCAACCAATAATAGTATTTTTTTCTTAGTTCAAGATAATATTAATTTTGCTGTTTCTAGTTCAACTGATCCTACTGAAATAACAGTATACCAAACATCCGGAGGAAATCCTCAGTATTTTCTTTTAAAGAAAACTAGACAAGCTATATCGGCTCAAATTAAATCTACTAGTTTTACATTCGGAACTCCTGAATCTTTTCAAACAGTTAATTTAGTTGATGATAATATTTTACAAATATTAGATATTACGGATACTGATGGTAATACATGGTATGAAGTACCTTATTTAGGTCAAGAAATGATTTATGAAAGTATTAAAAATACTAATACTAATGATCCTAATACTTACCAAGATACCGATGCTCCTTATTTATTAAGATTAAGAAAAACACCAAGACGTTTTGTTACTCGCTTTACCTCTACAGGTAATATGCAAATCCAATTTGGATCAGGAACTACATCAGATGTTGATGAGATAATTATACCTAATTCAAATAATGTTGGTTTAGGATTACCATATAAACAAAGTAAATTATTTACAGCTTTTGATCCTACTAACTTCCTCCAAACAGATACTTATGGTATTGCCCCTGCAAATACCACGTTAACTGTAAGATATTTAGTAGGTGGCGGGGTATCATCAAACATAGATTCTAATACGTTAAACGCGCTAATAAACACGAATAATGTATTATTTATCAATAATAATCTAAACCAAACTACCGCAAATTATATTTTTAGTACTATTGCTGTTAATAATACTGAAGCCGCCTCAGGAGGATCAGATGGTGATAATTTAGAGGAAATTAGACAAAATTCATTAATGTCTTTTCAAACACAATTACGTAACGTAACCCAAGCTGATTATTTAGTAAGAGCACTATCAATGCCTTCTAATTATGGTTCTATTGCTAAAGCATATGCTGAACCTGTAAAAATTGAAAACTTACAACCCGGAGAAACACCCTCAGTATTAGATATATATGTTTTAGGATATAATGCTAATAATAATTTAACTACTGTTTCTAACACTGTTAAAAGTAATTTACAGACCTACTTATACGAATATAGAATGATTAATGATTCTATTCGTATTAGAGATGCTTATGTTATAAATGTAGGTGTAAATTTTGATATTATAGTACTTCCTAATTTTAATAGCAATGAGGTATTAATTAACTGTGTAGAAGCATTAAAAACTTATTTTAATGTTGATAAATGGTCTATTAACCAACCTATTATATTAAAAGACCTTTATGTTGAACTTAGTAAAATTCAAGGAGTTCAATCTGTAAAAAATATTGAAATATTAAATAAATCGGGTATCATCAATGGTTACTCACAATATGCATATGATATTGTAGGAGCTAACCAAAATGGTATTATATATCCTTCTCTTGATCCATCTGTATTTGAAATAAAATACCCTAATAGTGATATTCAAGGAAGAGTAGTATCCTTTTAATTCAAAATATTTATAATAAATGGCTATCTACAAAATTTTCCCTGAAAAGGATGCTACTTTGTATTCTCAATATTCTGGTTCAAATACTGGACTGGATGAAATTTTAGAAATTTCAACAATTGTTGATGACCAAACAGTATATGCTAGCCGTCCTGTACTAAAATTTTCACAAACTGAAATTACTGATATTATTAGTAATAAAATAACAGGAACCGCTTGGCAAGCAAATTTACGATTATTTTTAGCCTACGCTTCTAACATTCCTTTAGATTACACCATATATGCTTATCCTATTTCAGGATCTTGGGACATGGGTACAGGGCACTATTTAGATAGTCCTATTAACGATAGTGGTGTTAGTTGGGTTAATAGATTAAGTGCTGGTACTTCTCCGTGGACA